GTGCGTTAGGAGACCAACATGGCAGACGCCGCACAGATCGCCGAGCTGCGCAGGTACATCAACGAGCCGGTCGACGCCGAGCCCTGGACCGACGCCGAGCTGGCCGCTCGGATCGACGCAGGCACGTCCACTCGGCTCGTCGCCTCCGAGATCTGGGAGGAGAAGGCAGCCAGCTACTCCGAGCTCATCGACGTACAGGAGGGAAACTCCAACCGGAAGCTCTCCCAACTCCGAGCGCAGGCCTCGGCCATGGCCAAGGACTTCGCCTCCGACCCGTCGGGTGTGCTGATCGGAACCATCCGTCGGAGCCGCACCCGACCCATCGAGCGGATGTGACGTGAGCCTCAAGTCCACGGTCGCTGGCCAGGTCCTGGAGGTTGCGGCTGGAGCAGCTGCCGATCTCCCGAACGATGCATTCACGGCGGGCATCCTCCTTAAGGGGGACGCAGGCATCTCGAACATTGACGCCTGGTCGGCATACACCCCGGCGAACACCACCATCCGAGGGCTCTTCCTCTTCCAGGGGGATATGTGGGGGGTCGGCAACGGCGGGGGCATGGCCACCGTCGGCCTCCTCACGACCAAGTGGTACTGGCTCGTCATCACCAAGGCGCCGGGCACTGGCATCTGGCTCCGCTTCCACTGGGCCGAGCTGACCGCAGCTGGAGCTCTGGTCTGGACCCACGTCGACGCCACGCACGCTCCTGGGACCTTCTCTCTCATTCCGAGCGCAGACGTCGACCGCATCTGCTTCGGCGACCCGTTCGGAACCGGGTTCGCGGGCGAGCTGGCGGCGTTCGCCTCCTGGAACACGGAGCTGGACGACGCCACGATCGAGGCGACCTTCGCCCGGACTGCGTCCGCCATCACGGACGCCGCACCGTCTCTCTTTGTGACCCTCCCCGAGGCGACGGCTGCGGACCCTTTGCCGGGGGAGATCTCCAGGACCACAAGCTGGGCTGCGTCAGCTGACCCGGCGGGCTTCGACTTCGGGCTCGTGACCAACCAGAACCCGACCGTCGACGCTGGGCCGAGCCAGATCGTGAACGCCGGGGACACCGTCATCGTGACGGCCACGGCCAACGACCCCGACGGGACCGTGGACGACTACGATTGGGTCCGTCTCTCTGGCCCGGACGTCGTGCTCACGGGTGCCGGAGCCTCCCGGCAGTTCGTTGCGCCTGACGTCGAGGGCACGGTGGTCCTCCAGGTCACGGTGATCGACAACGAGGGAGCGACAGCCCAAGACACTGTAGCCATCGACATCGCGGCCTCCCCTCCCGGCCCGGACCCTGCGTACACCCTCCAGCTCAACACGCAGAGGCGCCTCACGAAGGCGTTCATCGACCGAGCACCCGTAACCCTCACCATGACGCCGAGAAGCCGGGAGAAGACGCTCTCGGGCGGCTCGCGGTGGGTTGACGGCGGTGCGCCCCGAGCCCCGCAGGTCATGACGCTCATCGAGCTGGGCACCGTCGGGGGTCAGCCGGAGCCCACGAGGACTGTGGACGGGGTGGAGCGCCGGGTGGAGTTCGAGCTCCTGGCGGAGTTCAACGCGCAGCTCGCCCGGTTCGACACCTTCACTCACCAGGGCAAGAGCTGGGAGATCATCGACCTGTTCTACGACAACGGCTACGAGATCAGGGCGATGGTGTCTGCTCGTGGCTGACAGCGGGTTCACCTGGGACGCCTCTCAGCTCATGGCGAACATCGAGCTGATCGAGCCCAAGGTGCGCGCTGCCATCGACGCATCCGTCAAGTACCACGCCACCCGGGCCGTAGCCTACGCCCGGCAGAACGCGCCCTGGACAGACCAGACAGGCAACGCCCGTAACGGACTCTTCACGACGGTGGAGTCCGGTGGAGACAGCTGGAGGATCATCGTGGCCCACTCCGTCCCGTACGGCATCTGGCTCGAGGTCCGGTGGAATGGCCGGTACCAGATCATCCGGCCGACCATCCAGCACGAGGGACCCGAGCTCATGCACACCGTGTCCCAGATGTTCCATGCGCTAGGAGGGTTCTGATGACCGCCCGGTCCGCCATGTACAGCGTCATCCACGGGGACGCTCGGCTCGAGGAGCTGGGCTTCACGACGGTGTATGCCCAGAACGAGGTCGACACCCCTCCGGAGAACAGGTTCGTCGTCCTGCGGTGGGAGTCCCCGGATCCCAAGGCGTTCGCCCAGAAGGCTGTGGACCACTGCGTGGTGGCCTTCCACGACAAGGACCAGGACTACGGCCAGATCGACCTCGCCATCGAGCGGGTCAAGGAGATCGTCCGGGACGTGCTGCACGTCTCCGGCGGGGACGGATGGGTCATGACTCAGGCGTCCTGGAACACCGACTCGCCGGACCTCTGGGACGACGGGTTCAAGACAGTTACCCGCTGGACGGACATCTCCGTGAACTCACGGTATGATGGCTCCGTCTGACCACACGAAGGAGAAGGACATGGCAGAGGGCAACCAGGGCGCCACGGGTGCCAAGGTCGCGTCCGGCAAGGTCGTCAAGTACATCGGGACCTCCGACGTCCGCGAGATCGACGCCAAGAGCTGGGCCTCGATCGGCGTCGAGGACCAGAAGAAGGTGACCTGGGACAAGAGCAACAACTTCACCGTCCAGGCCTCCGACCTGAGCGCCGGTGCGCTGAAGTACGCCGACGAGGTCGACGACGAGCTCGTGGTCGCCGACGCGGACACCAAGTAGGACCGTCCCGTGCAGCTGCGGTGCGAGGCCAAGCTCCACGGCGAGCTCGTCGATCTGGAGGACTCCCAGAGGGTCCTCGAGGTCAAGTGCTCGTCGAGGTTCTGCGGCCACGCACCCGGCACGGTGGTGCTGCATCGGTTCGATGTAGCGACAGGAGAGCTGGTCGACACCGTCCAGTTCAAGGATCCCGGAAGGAACACAGAGCATGGCTCTCACCACCACGCCGCTGCCGTACGGTCTGCGTGACGTCAAGATCACGCCCTACACCGACGCAGCCGGTACCACCCCGGGGGTCGCCATCGACCTCCCCAACAGCCGGACGTTCTCCTTCTCCGAGGCGGAGGAGTTCACCGAGCTGCGCGGTGACGACAAGGTCGTGACCACCCGTGGCCAGGGTGCGTCGGTCGACTGGGACCTGGAGGCCGGTGGCCTGTCCCTGGAGATCGTCAAGGCTCTGGTCGGAGGCACCGTGACCACGTCCGGCGTCGCCCCCAACCAGGTGAAGACCTTCACCAAGAAGGTCACGGACGCCCGTCCGTTCTTCGCCATCGAGGGCCAGGCCATCTCGGACTCGGGTGGCGACCTCCACTGCCTCCTCGACCGCTGCCGGACCACCGGCAACCTCGAGGGCAGCTTCGGGGACGGCGAGTTCTTCCTGACCAGCGGTTCGGGTGTGGCGCTGCCGTCGCTCCAGACCGGTCGCGAGGACACCCTCTACGAGTTCGTCCAGAACGAGACGGCTGTCGCCATCAGCTGATCCACCCATCGGTCATAGGAGCACTAGGATGCCGACCAAGGACACCAAGAAGACCACCCGCAAGAAGGGCACGTCGGGCAACCCGGCGAGGCGGGCCGAGCAGGCCTCGGAGCCCCAGGGGTACGACCCCAACGACAAGTACGCGCCCAACACCTGGATGGGTGGCGGGCAGGGCCAGCTCATCGACCTGACCTGCCCTTCCGGCCAGCTCTGCCTGGCCAAGAAGCCGGGCATCGAGGGACTGATGGCTGCGGGAGTCCTCCGCAACGTCGACCACCTCACCGGCATCGTCCAGCGCCACCTCACCAACGCGTCCCCCGGGGCCAAGCACAACGTGGACATCATGGGGATGATGCAGGACGAGGAGGCCCTGGCGGAGATCCTCTTCACCGTCGACCGGGTGGTCTGCCACGTGGTCGTGAAGCCCGAGATCAGCATGACCCCCAGCGACGCCACGAACCGCAAGCCGGGCGTCGTCTACGCGGACATGGTGGACGTCATGGACAAGATGTTCATCTTCAACTTCGCGGTGGGCGGGAGCGCTGAGGTGGAGCCGTTTCGTCGAGGACTCGAAGAGCTTGTGGGAAGCCTGGAAGATGAGCCAGGCGTACCACCTTCCTCCGAGTGAGATCTACCAACTGAGCGACCCAGTCACCCGCTGGAGCTTCGACCGAGCTGTGTGGGTGTTCGGCAGTACCGTCGAGGCCGAGCTGCGTGAAGCCGCAGGCTCCTCGAAGAACCCGAGCCAGGCTCTGTTCAAGCAGCAGCAGGTGCTGGCTCGGTACGGGGTCGGGAAGATGCAGTTCCGGGACCCGGCAGCAGGACAGACCGCCAAGAAGGACACCAACTCCACTGGCGAGGTAGTGACGTCCGAAACTGCGGGACCCGTGAAGCTCTAGAGAGGAGGCCCCGATGCCCGACTACAACCTCGGCACAGCCCGGGGCGTCATCCAGATCGACTACCGGGGCACCGGCCCCAAGCAGGCTGCTGCCGACATCGAGACGACCAGCGCAGCAGCCACCCGAGGCGTGGGCGTCCTCGGCAGCTACAAGAAG